ATGGCGTTGCCGTACCTGTTCGAGTTCTGGGCCCATCCGCACCAGTTGCCCCCGGAGGGGGACTGGCGAAGTTGGGTGATCCTTGGTGGGCGCGGCGCGGGGAAATCCCGCGCCGGCGCCGAATGGGTGAGATGCATGGTGGAAGGCGCACGACCCTTGGACAAGGGGCAGGCCCGGCGCGTGGCCCTGGTGGGCGAGACCCTCGACCAGGTGCGCGAGGTGATGATTTTCGGCGATAGTGGCATCATGGCCTGTTCACCGCCGGACCGCAGACCCGAATGGCTGGCAACGCGGCGGATGCTGCGCTGGCCCAACGGGGCCGAGGCGGTGGCCTGTTCGGCGCACGACCCGGAGAGTTTGCGAGGGCCGCAGTTCGATGCGGCCTGGGTGGATGAATTGGCCAAGTGGAAGCGCGCGCAGGAGGCGTGGGACATGTTGCAGTTCACGCTGCGGCTGGGGTCCCATCCGCGTGTTTGCGTGACGACAACGCCGCGGAACGTGGGGGTATTGAAGGAGTTGCTGTCCGCGCCGTCCACGGTGGTGACGCGGGCGCCGACCGAGGCGAACCGGGCCTATCTGGCGTCATCATTCCTGGACGAGGTGCGCGAGCGCTATGCCGGGACGCGGTTGGGGCGGCAGGAGCTGGATGGGGAGCTGCTGGACCAGGTCGAGGGGGCGTTGTGGACCTTGGAGACACTGGAGGCTGTGCGCTGCGACGCTTTGCCGGACTTCGACCGGATCGTCGTTGCCGTGGACCCGGCCGCGAGCAGTCACGACGGTTCGGACGCCTGTGGGATCATCGTTGCCGGGGTGGTGACCGATGGACCGCCGCAGGATTGGCGGGCGGTCGTGCTCGAGGATGCCACGGTGCAAGGCGTGTCGCCGCTGGTCTGGGCGCGACGCGCGATCACGGCGATGGAGCGCTGGGGCGCCAACGCGCTGGTGGCCGAGGTCAACCAGGGCGGCGACATGGTCGAGGCCGTGTTGCGGCAGGTCGATCCACTGGTGCCGGTCCTGCGGGTCCATGCGTCGCGGTCCAAGGCGGCGCGGGCCGAGCCGGTGGCCGCGCTGTATGAGCAGGGGCGCGTGACCCATCATGGCGTGTTCGACGTGCTGGAGGACGAGATGTGTCGGATGACGCGGGCGGGCTATTCCGGGGCGGGCAGCCCGGACAGGCTTGATGCGCTGGTCTGGGCGCTGACCGACCTGGTGATTTCGCGGGCGGCGGAATGGCGCGTGCCGCGCGTGCGCACCTTGGTGCGCGGAGCGAACGGTATGGTTTCCAGCCATTAACCTTTGAACCTTAGATTGGGTTTCATCGAGGACGCGGAGATCGGACCGCGGCATGGAATTTGACGGACCGGTGGATTGGGAGCGGGGCCCCGCGATGCGGCGGTCTGCGGAGGAAAGCGCCATTGCCGGGCCTGCCGGAGGCCTTTGGGGACTTTGGCAAATCGGTGGTCGGGACGCGTCGAACGCGCATCCCGGCCACATCTGAAACGAAATGGAATCGCGAGGAACGGAGCAGCATGGTTTGGGATGTCTTTCGGCGAGGGCGCAAGGATGAGGTCGAGGCCAAGGCCAGCGCGACCGGTCCGGTCGTGGCCTGGCAGAACATGGGCCGCGTCGCATGGTCGGCGCGCGATACCGCGTCGCTGACGCGGACGGGCTTTACCGGGAACCCGGTGGGGTTCCGGGCGGTCAAGCTGATCGCTGAGGCGGGTGCAGCCGTGCCTTTGGTCTTGCAGGATGCGCGACAGCGCTACGAGGTGCATCCGGTGCTGGACCTGCTGCGCCGCCCGAATCCGGCGCAGGGTCAGGCGGAATTGTTCGAGGCGTTCTACGGACAATTGCTTTTGTCCGGCGACGGGTATTTCGAGGCAGTGGGCGCCGGTAGTGTGCCGGGAGAGCTGCACGTTTTGCGGTCCGACCGAATGAAGCTGGTGCCGGGGCCGGATGGATGGCCGGTGGCCTATGAGTACGGGGTCGGTGGCAAGGCGCACCGGTTCGAGATGGGCGAGGGCGCGCGGCCTGTCTGCCATGTGAAGGCGTTTCATCCGCAGGATGACCATTACGGGCTGAGTCCGATGGTGGCGGCGGCTCAGGCGCTGGACGTGCACAATGCCGCGTCGCGCTGGTCGAAGGGGTTGCTGGACAATGCGGCGCGGCCTTCGGGGGCGATTGTGTACCACGGTACGGATGGTGTGTCGGGCATGGGGACCGAGCAGTACGACCGGCTGGTCGAGGAGATCGAGAGCCACCACATGGGCGCGCGCAATGCGGGGCGGCCGATGCTGCTGGAAGGGGGGCTGGACTGGAAACCGATGGGGTTTTCGCCCTTGGACATGGAATTCCAGAAGACCAAGGAAGCGGCGGCGCGCGAGATCGCGGTGGCCTTTGGCGTGCCGCCGATGCTGCTGGGGATTCCTGGAGAGGCGACATTCGCCAATTACGCCGAAGCGCATCGGGCCTTCTACCGCCTGACGGTCTTGCCGCTTGTGGCCCGTGTCTCAGCCGCCGTGTCGGTCTGGCTGTCGCAGCATATCGGGCAGGACGTGGTGCTGAAGCCCGATCTCGACCAGGTCCCTGCACTGGCAGCGGAGCGCGATGCGCAATGGGCGCGGGTGGCGCGGGCGGAGTTCCTGACTGCGGCGGAGAAGCGGAGCCTGTTGGGCCTGCCGGTTCTGTCCGAGGAGATGGCCAATGGCTGAAGCGCGTCCAGGGTACGAGCCGTTCGACTGTGCACCGGCGCTGCGCTTGGAGGCGCATGAGCGGCTGACGCTGGTGCGGTTCGAGGGCATTTCAGACCGGCTGGACCGGATCGAAGGATCGCTCGAGCGGCTGGAACGGCGGGTCTGGCTGGCGGTCTATGGCGTCGCGGCGGCGGTGGCTGCGGATGTTTTCATCGGGGTTTTGCAGGCCGCGCCATGAGCGTCGGAAAAAGGGGTAAGGTTATGGAACTGGAACGGAAATTTTGCCGGTTCGATGCAGCCGTGACGATGACGGATGGCTGCATGATCGAAGGCTATGCATCACGCTTCGGGCAGTGCGATCAGGGCAATGACGTGGTGGCCTCGGGCGCCTATGCGGCGTCGCTTGACCGGTTGATGACGAGTGGAGGCGCGGTGAAGATGCTGTGGCAGCATGATCCGGCGCAGCCCATCGGCATCTGGGACGAGGTGCGCGAGGACGCAACGGGGCTTTATGTGAAAGGCCGTCTGCTGGACAGCATCGCGCGGGGGCGCGAGGCGGCCGCGCTGGTGGCGGCGGGCGTGATCGACGGGCTGTCGATCGGTTATCGCACGAAGGCTGCGACGAAGGACAGGCAGGGCCGCAGGGTTCTGACGGAACTGGAGCTGTGGGAGGTGTCGCTCGTGACCTTCCCGATGCTGCCCAGTGCGCGGGTTGCGGCCAAGGGGGAAGCCCCCGAACTGGCGGATCTGCGGGAGATGGCGCGTCTGATCGACGAGGCACGCCAGACATTGGTGGACGGCTGAGAGCCGCCTTTTGACAACGGGAAAATCGGGATGAGTGAGACCGGGACAACGTCGCGGAGCGGGGAAGATGTGTCTCCGTTCGCCCAGGTGGGGGCCGCCTTGGCGGGGCTGGTGGACGATCTGCGCCGCCAGCGAGACGACTTCGACACAAAGCTACAGGAACAGGAAAAGCGAATGACCAACTTCGACCAGAAAACCGCCTTTAAGGGCCGCCCAGCGTTGGCAGGAGGTGTGAAGACCGAAGACGTGCACTACCGGGCCTTTGATGCCTATCTGCGCACCGGGGATGACGATGCGCTGCGCGGGCTGGAGCTGGATGTGAAATCCATGTCCACGGTCGTGAACGGCGACGGCGGCTTCCTGATTGATCCGGTGACGTCCGAGACCATCCAGGGCGTGCTGTCGAGCAGCGCATCCTTGCGGGCTGTGGCGTCGGTCGTCAATGTCGAGGCGTCGAGCTATGACGTGCTGATCGACCAGGGCGATGCCGGGGCTGGCTGGGCAGATGAGGTCAGCGCGCGCTCCGAGACCGGATCGCCGACCATAGACCGCATTTCGATCAAGCTGCACGAGCTGAGCGCGATGCCAAAAGCCAGCCAGCGTCTGCTGGATGACACGGCCTTTGATATCGAAACCTGGCTGGCGGGCAAGATTGCCGACACGTTTTCGCGCGCCGAGGCGGGGTCGTTTGTCGCCGGTGATGGCAATGACAAGCCGCGGGGCTTTCTGACCCATCCGACAATCGACAACGACGTCTGGACCTGGAGCAACCTTGGCTATGTCCCGACCGGCCTGGACGGCGATATCGGCACTGGCGACGCATTGATCGAGCTGGTCTACGCGTTGGGCGCGGAATACCGGGCGAACGCTGTTTTCGTTCTGAACTCCAAAACGGCCGGCACCTTGCGGAAACTAAAGGACGCGGATGGGCGTCATCTTTGGTCCGACGGGTTCGCCAGTGCTGAGCCGGCGCGTCTGCTGGGCTATCCGGTGCTGATCGCCGAGGACATGCCGGACATCGCGACGGGGGCCGATGCGATTGCCTTTGGTGATTTCCGCGCCGGGTACACCATCGCGGAACGTCCCGACCTGCGCGTGCTGCGCGATCCGTTCAGCGCCAAGCCGCACGTCCTGTTCTACGCGACCAAGCGTGTGGGCGGTGACGTAAGCGATTTCGCCGCGATCAAGCTGCTGCGCGTTGCCACTGCCTGAGTGGTGATGGCGGGCATGGGGAAGGCGGTGCGGGCCGTCTTCCTCATGGGGCGCGCGCCGGAGTGCCGGCGTTGTCTAGCCGCTCCCCTCCGTCCGAGCAACGACGGCGGCGCGCGTCCGACAACACCCCGGCCCCCGATCAAGGGACAGGTTTGCGGAGAACACGAGATGTATTTGATTGAAGAGAGCCAGATACCTGACGCGGCTTTGCCGGTGGCGCGGCTGCGAGACCATCTTCGGCTGGGCAGCGGTTTTGCCGAGGATGGGCTTCAGGACGGGTTGCTGGGCGGATTTCTGCGCGCGGCGATTGCAGCGGTGGAAGCGCGGACCGGCAAGGCGCTTTTGGTGCGG